TCGCAGAATTTACAGAATGTGAATCAGCGAAAATGGAAAATGGAATCTTATCTATTATCTTGGAAAAAAATATTCCAGAAGATAAGAAACCACAAAAAGTAAAAATAAAATAGATGCCGATTTATTCTTTTAGGAATAAAAAAACTGGGAAGGTTTGGGATGAGTATCTATCCTTACAGGATAGGACAAAGCCACTCAGAAATAAAAATGTCGAGATGGTGATAACTGCACCCAACCTTTCCTTTATTGCTAGAAGTGAACACAAAGGTAGAGACCAAATTCTAGATACTGCTAGAAAAGGAATGAAGGAAGCACAGATAGAAGAATCTGTTGGTATTCGAAAATCTCCTGAATGGGTTCAAGAAAAAAGAGAAAAGAAATTACAAAAAATAAAAAATGTTAGTTCCTGATAACGACAAGAATGATGTTGCACTAACGGATAAGCAACAAACTTTTTTAGATGCTTTGTTTGGTGAAGCACAAGGTGACCCTAAGATAGCAGGAGAAATTGCAGGGTATGCTGATTATCATACACCTTTAAAAAGTTTAAAGGATGAAATTATTGATAGAGCAGAAAAGTTATTAGCTGCCTTTGCACCAAGAGCCAGTATGGGAATGATTAATGCTTTACAAGAAGATGGTTCAACTCCTGGAGCATCCATTAGAATGGAAGCGGCCAAACAAATACTCGATAGAGTAGGATTAGCAAAAAGAGAAAAGGTAGATATCAATGCAAAAGTCGCACACGGAATCTTTATCTTACCACCCAAAGACAATGGATGAAGATAAACCGATTATTAGAAAAAGAGCAAGTAGAGTTATACCCTTAGGTTATAAAGTTTCGGAAGAAGATAAAAACGTATTAGTACAAATACCAGAACATATGGAACTAATACAAAAAGCAAAATCATTTATTGATAATAATTGTACGTATCGAGAGACAGCAGAATGGTTATCTCATCACACAGGTAGAAAAATTACAGGGATGGGATTACGAGAAGTTTTAAAAAGGGTTATACATAAAGGGTGGTAGACGAACCTAAACCTAAAAGTGTTGGAAGAAAAAGAAGAACTAGCGTATATGCTCCTCTTAGTATTAAAGAGAAAAAAGCTAGAAAGTCTGCCCAAGACATGCTTCGAGAAAAAAAGAAAGAACTCGAAAAAGCACAGAAAAACTTTTGGGCAACAAAGAATAGACTTAAAGAAATTGACCAAGTCTTTGATGGAAAGAAGCAACTCATTGAGGAAGATAAAATTGAGGAAGCATCTCCAAATATCAAAGCTGCATTAAAAGATAAAGAAGTTATCTTTGAACCTAATGATGGGCCACAAACAGAGTTCTTAGCATCAAGTGAAAGAGAAGTCTTTTATGGTGGAGCAAGAGGTGGTGGTAAATCTTACGCAATGTTAGTAGACCCACTACGATATTGTCATAAACAAAAACATCGAGCATTGTTAATTCGTAGAACAATGCCTGAATTAAGAGATTTAATAAATCATTCTCAACAACTTTATTCAAAAGCCTATCCAGGTGCTAAATGGAGAGAGCAAGAAAAAGAATGGAAGTTTCCTTCAGGTGCTAGAATAGAATTTGGTTATGCTGAAAACTTAACAGACGTTTTACGATATCAAGGTCAGTCATATACTTGGATTGGTATTGATGAATTACCTCAATATCCTACAGAAGATATTTATAATTTCTTACGTTCATCACTTCGAAGTGTAGACCCAGAGATTCCTGTTTATATGAGAGCGACAGGTAACCCCGGAAATGTAGGTTCGATGTGGGTAAAAGAAATGTTTGTTGACCCTGCACCTGCTAATACAAAGTTTGAAATAGAAATCAAAACTCCTGTAGGTGTAAAAAAGATTACAAGAAGATATATTCCTGCAAAGCTACAGGATAATCCTTACTTGATGCAAACAGATGATTACTACGCAATGTTGGCATCATTACCAGAAGTTCAAAGAAAACAATTCTTAGAAGGTAACTGGGAAGCATTTGAAGATTCATCTTTTCCAGAGTTTAACAAAGAGATTCATGTTGTTAAGCCTTTTGATATTCCAAGAAACTGGATGAGATTTAGAGCAGCAGACTGGGGATATAGTTCACCTGCCTGTTGTTTATGGTTTGCGATAGACTTTGATAATAATATATTTGTTTATCGAGAATTATATACTAAAAAGATTACAGCAGATATATTTGCTAGAAAAGTTTTAGAAGCAGAGTATGGAGAATATATTCGATACGGTGTATTGGATAGTTCAACATGGGCAAGACGAGGTGATATAGGGCCTAGTATTGCTGAGACAATGATACAAGAAGGATGTCGTTGGAGACCTTCTGATAGAAGTCCAAGAAGTCGTGTTGCAGGTAAACTAGAATTACATAAAAGATTACGACCTGATGAAGAGACTGGATATCCCTCTTTATTTATTTTTGATAACTGTACTAATTTAGTTAGAACATTACCGATGTTACCAGTTGATAAAAATAATCCTGAAGATGTCGATACTCACGCTGAAGACCATGCTTACGATGCATTACGTTATGGATGTATGAGTAGACCTGTTCATCCTGTAGCAAAAAAGTTTCATGACTTTGGTGTAGGACAAACAACAGATTTTAAACCTGCTGATAAAATTTTTGGCTACTAATGAAAAATATTAAAATAGGTTATAGAGATTACAAGATAAAAAATTTAGATTCCATTGTATCTAGATGTAATGAGATTAACGGACAGTTCCTTGCATCGGATGGAGTCATCGCTTTATCATCAACAGAAGATAATATATCTCATGCCAATACTTTAATTCATGAAGTATTACATGCAATCATTTATCAGTGGGGTATTGATTTAGATGATAAAGAAGAAGAAAAGATTTGCAACACTATTGCAAATGGACTAACGACTGTATTTGTAGATAACCCTTCGTTGTTATCTTATTTACAGAAAAACTTAAAAGGAGAAAAATAAAATGGCAATAATGAGAACATACAAGATGGGAGACTTACCTGAGGATAATGTGGGTTATGGCAAAGATGCTAAATCCCCTAAGACTGCAGATGTAAATGTCGTAAAGAAGGGTTCACCTCTTCCTAAAGACCAAGAAGGTGTATATGATGTATCTGCACCTAAAGGTAAATCCAAATCTGGCGTAGACGCAAAAGTATTTAGTTTAGCTGACGAAAGAGATTACTAAGAGGTATAAATGCCACACTCAAATATAGGTAGTGGTGCGTACTCTGAAACCGATAACGTAGAAGCACTATCCGAAGAAAAGGATAGAAGTTTTGACAATATCGGTTACGTCATTGAAAGCCGACTAAAAGAATCAGAACAAGCACGTCTCTATGATGAGAAGAGATGGTTACGTGCATATAGAAACTATAGAGGTATCTATGGTTCTGATATGGCTTTTAGAGATTCAGAGAAATCTAAAGTTTTTGTTAAGATAACAAAGACAAAAGTATTAGCAGCCTACGGACAATTAATTGAAGTATTATTCTCACAGGGTAAATTTCCTATTGGAATTAATCCTACTACTGTTCCTTACGGTATTAAAGAATATGCTCATGTTAAACCAGACAATGCCCCTGAAGAAGAAAATCAGAGGATAAATGATATTTATGGTTTTGCAGGAGACGGTAAAGATTTACCACCTGGTACAACAACCAATGATATTTTAAATGGTTTAGAAGAAAAGTATGGCGATGCTAATATAGGCTCTGGCCCTGCACCTGATTTGCAGAACATGATGCAGATAGAACCTGCAATGGAAACTGCAAAGAACATGGAAAAAATTATCCATGACCAATTAGAAGAAACACATGCAATATCTGTTATGCGACATGTATTGTTTGAAATGTGTTTATTAGGAACAGGTGTTTTAAAAGGCCCTTTCAATTATGAAAAGGCACAGCATCGATGGGTAGCAAGTGAAGAAGGTGAAAAAGAATATGCACCTGATACACGATTAGTACCAAAAGTAGAAGCTGTATCATGTTGGGATTTATATCCTGACCCAGATGCTGTTACTATTGATGATGCTGACTATGTTATTCAACGACATGTGATGAATCGTTCACAAGTTAGAGATTTAACTAATAGACCTTTCTTTAGAAAATCAGCTATTAAAGATTTATTATCTAGTGGCCCTAACTATGAAACACGAAGCTATGAAACAGCTTTGTATGATAGAGAGAACCAAGAAGAGTTTAATAAAAATAGATTTGAAGTTCTAGAATACTGGGGTGTCATGGACAAGAACCTAGTAGAAGAAGCAGGAATTGAATTACCTGATGACATCAAAGATGATTTAGATGAAGTACAAGTTAATGCATGGGTATCGAATGGTTATATTTTACGTTTAGTCCTTAATCCTTTTACACCAGCGAGAGTACCTTTCATGGTTTGTCCTTATGAAATCAATCCCTATCAATTCTTTGGAGTAGGTGTTCCTGAGAATATGGATGATGCACAGACAATTATGAATGGTCATGCAAGAATGGCTATTGATAACTTAGCATTAGCAGGTAACTTAGTCTTTGACGTAGATGAAACAATGTTAGTTCCGGGTCAAGATATGACTGTCTATCCTGGAAAAATATTCAGAAGACAAAGTGGTCAAACAGGTCAAGCTATTCATGGATTACGTTTTCCTAATACTGCACCTGAAAACTTACAGATGTTTGATAAGTTTAGACAACTAGCTGATGAGTCTACAGGTATTCCATCTTATTCACACGGTACAACAGGAGTTATGTCCACAACAAGAACAGCTTCTGGTATGTCAATGTTAATGGGTGCTTCAGCTTTAAATATTAAAACAGTTATTAAGAATATTGATGACTACTTACTCAAACCTTTAGGTGAATCTTTATTCTTTTGGAATATGCAATTCAATCAAAATATTCCTGAGATACAAGGTGACTTAGATGTTAATGCAATGGGTACATCTTCTTTAATGCAGAAAGAAGTACGCTCACAAAGATTAATGACCTTTATGCAAGTTTCATCTAATCAGTTCTTAGCACCATTTATTAAATGGAATAATATTATTAAAGAGATTGCAAAATCTTTAGACATCGACCCTGAGCAAGTGGTTAATGACCCAGAGAAGGCTCAGTTAATGATGAAAATGATGGGAGATATGAATGGAAATCAACAAACTCAAAGCCCTAACCAGCAACAAGGCGGTATGGGAAATACTGGAGGAGTACCTGCAGGAGCATCTGTCACAGACACACAAGGGTCTGGAGGTGGCAACATCGGAGTCGGAACTCCACAGACTCCAGGGGAAAGCGGCTTTACTGCACCAAATACTCAACCTGAGGGAGCAATTGAATAACTAAATGGCATTATCAGATATCTTAAAAAAATATGGTGATACAGTAGGTATTATGAAACCCACATCTGCTACAGAAGGAATAGTTCCTTACAAAACTGTAGCTTCAAGTTATCCAGTCTATAATAGAGATACTGATACAGTAGAAGATAAACAAACATTTAATTATGAGCCTGTAGGTATTATGGCTCAGCCTACATTACCTGAAGGTAAACCTGCTCCTATTCAGCCTCCATTTATGCCTAGCCCAACTCCTCTACCACAACCTGAACAACCTTTTGTTACAGGCCCAACAGGTGTTATATCTTATGGTACAACAGAAGAAGGTACACCAAGATTATTAACAGATTATAGAACAGGCGAGACAACTTATGCACAAACAGGAGAACCTTATACTCCACCACCCATAGAGCCTACAGAACCTGAAACAGATGCGGGTGTAGGTGAAGAAATAATTCCTTGTGACCCAGGTTATGTGTATGACCCTATTACAAGTTCTTGTGTTAAAATAGAATCAGATA